TCATTATTACGCCTGCATCATCGTTATCTGCAATCAGTACAACGTTATTAAAATATTTTTCTAATAACTTTATCTGTGCTGCAGAAACATTTGCCCCTAGCGTAGCAACCGCAGGGAATCCAACTTGATCTAATCTAATTGCATCAAAAGATGATTCAACAACATAGACAGTACTTGATGCTTTAATTCTATGAAGATTAAATAATACCTTACCTTTTGGCAATCCAGGTGTATTTTTAAATTCTTTTCCTTCAACAGTTCTAGCCACAAACCCTATACACATTCCATCTGGTGAGTGTACTGGTATTGTTACTGAATCTTGTTTTTCTGAATAACCAAGATTAAATTTACTAATAGAATCTTTAGTTATACTTCTTCCTTCAAAATATCTAACTGCTCTTGGAGACTCTAATGCTTGATTAGTTAATCTTTTAATTAATAGTTCATCATATTGAACAAATTCTGGTTTTTCAATTAATGCTTTATTAACTGAATCCTCAATACTTGTTTCTTGTTCTTTGCTTTTAATATATCTAATTGCTTCAAAGTATGTTCTGTTAGATGTGTGCATTATAAATTCAATAAGGCTTTTTGTTGTTTGGCATCCAAAACAAAAAAATGTTCCATGGTCTTTTGATACTTCTCCAGCAGGAGTTCTGTTATTGTTGTGGTATGGACAAAAAACAATATAGTCAGTTCCATACTCTGCCTCAATATCAATTCCAGCACCAGTAAGAACACGACGGACCTGCTCTGCCGTATACATATCCTTAACCATTTTTATCCTCATAGTCTTTATAGCGATAGTATCCTCTATCAAAGTCTACTTGAACTAAAAAATCACCCATAAAACCATTTCTATTTTTTCTAAATACGCATTCAATAATATCACTATTGGTAGCACGACCAAGAGCCATTACCCAGTCAGCATCATATGCAATCTGTCTAGACCAAGCAGTCTGCCCTAAAGTTGGTGGGCTGGACAAATCTTTAACATCATCTGGTGTAGCAGAAGAAATAGCCATAATTGGAACTTCTTCGCTAATAGACATAAGTTTAAGTTCTCGTGAAAGGTTCTTCATTCGTACCGTTTCATTATCTGACTTTTGGTTTGGAGACATAAGTTGTAGATAGTCAACAACAACAAAGTCTGGCTTATACTGATCAATCTTTCCACGTATAACTGAAGGAGTTACTTCTCCACCACTGTCATTAGAAATAATGTGAAATTCTGGTTTACCCTGCAACTTATCTGCATGCCATTTTTTAAGCATATCAATCTCTACTTCGCCATTGCTAAGTTTACGATGAGACCAAAGACCTTCACCCATAATTGCAAATACACGATTACGAACTTCTGTTTCAGACATTTCAAGACTTATGACTAGTGGGCTACGACCCTGTTTCCAAGCCTGTACAGCGAAATACAGAGCCAACCAAGACTTTCCGATACCTGGATATGCAAGAAATACTCCAAGTTGTCCTGGCATGATTCCAGAAGGTAGGTAGTTATCAAACCCAGGCAATCCAGTTTTAATTCCAACCTGTCCAAGATCCTGCATCTTTTTTACATTTTCAAAATAAGCAACTGCAGAATCAAGGTCTGTTACTTCAATATCTCTAATTGCAGCAGTATTCTTTTTAAGTTCTGATGTTTTGGTAATTAAATGTTCAAGAGCATTGTTACCATTACCGCTTTGAACCTCACCTGCTGCATTGCGTAAAATATCCTTAAGGCTATCATTTAAATATTCTGATTGTAATTCTTCAAGGTGATGCTTTGTTGCACCAACTCCTTCTACTGGAGTAAAGTCTCTAAATTTTTCTACAACTAGTGATGTTGGTGGAACTGATTGATTATTTTCTGAATATTGTCTAATAAAATTCCAGACATCGTTATGCGTTCTTAAAAGATTATCAACATTGGCTTGTAGCAATACATGGATTTGTTTATCATTTAATACTGCAGTAATTAACTTTGCTTCTGTATTATTCACTAATCCACTTCCTTGCTAGTTCCCTGCGCTCTGTTCTTTCTTTAATATCTTGCTCTACTTCTAGTTTACCATTAAGAATTTTTTCTGCATTGTATGCAAAATAATTCCAAGTAGGATTTTCTGCTATCTTAAAATAATAATCTAATAAATCATAGCATTGAGAAATACCGTATGATTCAACAAGAGCATCTGCAGCCCATTGTTCAACATTAAGATTTATATTAGACTTGACTTCATATCTTTGTAGATGTAATTTATTATATCTACTTAGCAAAGCCATACGGTCTTTGCGTTCAGCCATATTAGTCCTCTAGAAGTGATTCTTTTGCGTCTTTTACCTTTTGAATAACCTGGTTCTCAACAAAGGTATAAACACGATCCATAGCATCTCCAGTTGTTTCACCTTGACGCACTTGGTCTACTACTCCAAGATCAACTCTTAAAGATTGAAAATTTCCTAAATTTAATGTGTATCCTAGTGTTGCTGATACCTTAGTGCTGTTATTTTCTTCCATACCCCACCATTTCTTCTATTAAATATTCTCTGCCCACACAGGAATAAACCTGCCATCTTCTGTCTTCGTATATGTAAGTATACCGTCTCCCATGCGCCTTGTCAATTCTTGGCTTGTAGGAGTCATGTTATTTGTTATAAGTCCATCTTTTCTTGGTTGTCCTATATGTATAGTAGCCAGTATAGCACGTATGTCTCGTACCATGCTTTCTGAATAATATGATCTAATTCTAAATCCACGTTCTCCATTTATCTTAGCACCGACTGGCGGTGGAATCATTCCAGTCTTAATTAACTTTGGCATATATTTTCTATGACGATTAATTAATTTAGCAGTCTCAGCAACAGTATATGCACGTTCTCTATTTTTCCTAAAGTCTACACGCAAACATGTTTCAAGTCTATCTTTGGTTATATTATAAACAGAAACTAAACCAGTAGATCTTGAACTATGATGTAGTCTAACAAGGTCTCCATTAAGAAACCATATTTTTTGATTGCCTTTAATTACAGTTGAGTTATTGTACGTTTCGCTCTGAATAATTCCTTTGCCAGTAACCATCTGCCTTCTTCGCTTTCTGTCGGTGGATGATAAAATGTTCTTGATCCACAGACCATACAATAGGTTTCCATATGTTGCAAACCACTATATTGTCTATCAATAAAGAGTCTGCCATTGCATTTTTTGCAATTAAGCATTATTAATTTTTATCCTTAGTTTGGAATTCCGACAATAACTAAATGTACTGCTAGAGATAAATCTCCTGATGTTCCAAACCTTACAACTCCTTCAATTCTGGATGTTGTTACAGTCTTTAGAATAACATTTACATTTTGTCCTGCTGGTGTTTGTCCAATGTTTACAGCAGTTGCTGAAACAATTGGTGCATATTTAAAATCACTAAAATCATAAGTAAATGTTTTTTCGTTACCAGCAGAAACAGTTGAGTTGTTTGCAACCTCAACATATCCACCAATTATTCTAGTTTCGGATGTTTTAACATTTTGTTTACCAGCACTTACTGTATCAACTGTTGTATAGTTATAAGTTGCCGATGAAACCTGTGTAGACAAATCATTTACTGCTTCAACCAACTGATACAAATATGTAACATCTAGAGGTTGCCCTCTTTCTGGTAGTGGTACTTTAGCCATTAATTGCCTCCTACTTTCATTATACCAAAAATTCTATGCCTGAGTCATATATCTCAAGACTTGCATTTAATGTTTTTTGTGATCCTTCAACCTGAATAATAACACGAACATCTGTTGTTCCAGTATTTAAAAATGAATATGTATGTATTGGTGATGTTCCATGATATATTGGGGTTGCACTATCAAAGCCAACAAATATATCATATTTTGGTCTATTAAGTTCATCATCCCAAACAGCCGTAGTTATTGTTTGAGATATCTGTAATGCACCACTAACCCCTGTAATTGTGTCATCGGAAACTATGTTTACTGGAGACCATTGAGATGTTCTGTTTTTATCTTCTGAGACAACTCTATATCTAAAAATATATCCAACATTATCTGAATCAATTGCTGGAAGCAATGCTTTTTTAATAATTGCCTTTTTTATGCCTGAGTCAGCCATTACGATATTACTCCGCCAGACACGTCTATAGAAAATCTAAATTCAATATAATTACTAGTGTTTGGATTTTTAACAATTGTTGATCCATCCTGAGTTTGTATGACTGAATATCCAGTCAGTCCATAAAGGGGGTTTACTGTAGCAATGTTTTCTAATCTTAATGCATCCAAAGCAACATAATAATTTGGTGAAGGAATTCCAATTGGACCACTCTCTTCTGCAAACACACATGCATAAATCTTAACAACCGTAACAGCATTCCATGTAAAATTAGCAGATGTATATAAATCTTGAAGTTGTTTTGTTACTACAAAATATCTTTCTGTATCAAAATCATATGCTCCGCCACTACTGTCATTTACAACCTCAGCCTCAAACCTAGCATATTCTGCAGTCTCTGTTTCTGTTGATGCAAACTCAACAAGAACTCTAACTCTTTCTGGTATATCATTAGATGTTGCATCTTTATTGACCACAGAAAATGCTAGTCTTAATTCATCTGTTGGGGAGTTTCTTGTAAAATCAACACTCGCACCAGTTAAATGAATGTGGCTTGATCCTGGCTCTATTACAAAGTGATCTTGTGCTGCCCCACTTTCTTCGCTAATTGAAATGTCAGCATCATCACCTTGAATCATTATTATATTATTTAAAAATCTTGGCCTTTCATATCTTTCAACTCTTGGAGATTTAAAAAATATTGGATTGTCTGAACTTGTTTGAAAGACTGAATCTGTAACGGCAATAATATTGTCATATTCTGGTTGATCAAGTGCTGCAGAAAATGTATCAATTGCAACTGCTGCAGATGGTGTATGGTGTTGCCAATTTTCTGTTTGTGTAAAAGCAAATACAGTTTTGCTATCAAATGCACCAGCAGAAGGATTTGACCCAGCAGAGTATATTCCTACTTCAGAAATCTCGTATCTTTCTTCTGTTGGTAGTTCTGCTGTTAATACAATTTTATCTAATCCATTTTCATTTACAAATCCCCTTGAAGAAATTGGGACACGAAACATTTCAAAATCTAAGTTTGTTTTTGTTGAATAATCACCAATAGCATTTCCAGTTGTAAGTGGTGTTGCCCCACAACCTATAGCAATGTAAGATGCGTATGCTGGTGCCTGACCAAGCAGGTACTTAGCAATAATTGTCTTACCAGTATTAGTTATCATGACGTATAGTCTCCAAGATTCGCTTCATATATTGTACCATTTACTGTTATTTGAGTCTCTATTTGTTCATCATTATTTAAATTAATAAACTCAATAATAAGATCTCCAGTGGATTCATCAAAATAAATATTTTCACCGTTTAGTCCATTACCAACTTCAGGTATTTTATCTTCTAGTTTAATTGAAAATCCAGCAAAAAGTCTATTTGCAGTTTGTTGAAGGCCTAAGATATTATTTGGATTATACTGTTGTTGTATTGATGATAAATTTTTAATTGGCTGATATGATATTTTTTGTCCATTAACAATATCAGATCTTACAATACTAATTAACTCTTGCCCACCAATATTTTCAAAAATAAGGTCTGACATTATTTCTATTGGAACTGCTGCATCATCAAATAAAATAGTGTCTATTGGTGCTGTTTTAACTGGTGAAACAGAAAACATTCTTGCAGAAAGCATTTCTGGTTCTGGCGCTAAAGGTGTTGCTGTAATACTTGCACTAGAAGTACTTCCACCACCTCTAGGCGTTATCCCCATCTTTGCATTGTATTCTGCTTCTTTTTCTTTTAGCCTTTGAAGCATTGCCCCAGTATTTATTGTTCCATCTTTATTGGTTACTGCTATTCTTTCATTTGCAGTTAACTGTCTATGGGCGTCAACGTCATTATAATATCCTTCAGAGTTTATCCCACCTCTGCTGGCTACATATTCAGCCCCCGAAAGTCCTGTTCCGCCAACATTGCTTATTCTTGAATTAAGTATTGCTGCCTCTGCTGTTTTTTTAAGATCTACTGCATCACTAACAACGTCGCCAGTTTTTTTTGCCATTGACCTTGCCCAGTTTTGACTGTCTGTAAAAGCACCCTCAAATCCTGCCATATTACACCTCCGCCAAATAAAGCGTCATGTCTGGACCATTTATTTTTCTTGTATAGTCAATATTATATACTACAAACCTAGAAGTATCCGAAGTTACTAAGTCTATTCCATCAGAATTTTTATAATTAATATTTACAATATCTCCCAATTGAATGATTGGGTTTGCAAATATCTTTATTCCAATAGATTTTTTAGGTTCCATTAACTTATCTGTTAGCCAACCCATTAAACTTTCTGCATCATCTTGTGTTTGTATGTATGGTGTTTGTAAAGTAAATTCATTATTACCATATATCATTCTACTTAATTTAATTTTATCAAATTTTTCTTTTGAAACTAAACTAGATGTAATTAATGATGAGCCAGTAAGTTCTGGATTAGACAAATTTCCTTTTTTCTTAAAGTAGTCATCAACTGTTAATTCATGTGTTGTGTCTTGTGTAAAGGTTATTCCTTGAATCCTTAAATAGTTTCCGGTTGTTTCGTCAAGGTTTAATGCTGTATCTGTAGAATTAAATATTAAAAATTCTGCACCATATGAATCTGCGTAAAACCCAGAGGCCGTATATCCTTTAATTCTATTAAACGTTGGTGATAATTGAGCGTAAAGAGCAGGGTATGCACGATCATACTTTATATCAAAATAAGAACATTCCCTCATAATTGATCCAAACTCTTCAAAATACATATTATATTTAGGTGGTTGTTGAGAACTTATACCTGATAAGTATGTTGATTTTACTATTCCACTCATACCGTATTTTCTAAATGACTCATCTGCATCTATTACTTTATCTCCAAATGCAGAAGAAATTGTTTCTCCTACTGTAAAAACTGTATTTTGAGAATAATTTTCTGAAAGAGCATAGATGTTTTCAAACATACATCTAGAAGACCCACGAACAAATGTAGCCATATTATTATATGTTGGAAGTGGATCTGAGTCATCAACTATTTGAATTAACTTATTATTAATGTATAAATAAAACCTTCTTATTTTTCCAATATCTTCATATTCTACTGCTAAGTCATATACTGTTGGATTTTCTTCTCCAGTTGTTCTGTACTGTCCCGTAAATCTTCCGTCATCTACAATAATTTTTGATAGCCCACCCCAAAGTTTTATTGGAATTGCATCATTATTAGATGAGTCTTTTTTAATTTTATAGAATACAACATTGTTAATTGATATATCAGACTGTCCTTGATTATCCAATCTTAAATAAGAGTTTATATTTTCTTCTGTTAATGCAACAATTTCAAAATAATATCCATTGTTTGTTTCTGGATTAAGAAGAACTGCCATTCCTCCAGATCCTCCGCCAATGCTTACGTTTTGATCTGGTTGAACTCCAGGAACTTGATAATAAGTTACGCTTCCAGTTGGCGTTTGGCTTCTATTTTCGTTATTTTCTATTTTTCCAATAACTCTTACTCTTGTTCCAAAATGTTTATAGGCATTGTTAAGTTCTTTATAAACATAAGAAACAAGATTGATTGGTGTTTCTGTTGTTGTAAAAGATGGTCCGTTTATGACTAATGCAGAAGATTGAACCGTTCCAGATTGTGTTGATAAATTATTATTTACTGCAGTTTCTGTTATATGACTTGACGACATAAAGTTTTTTATTGTTCCACCTCTTGATGCTTGTCTAGCCTTTGTATTATTTATTCCTGCAGCACCTACAGTTGTTGATGGTAAAGATATATCTTCTAATAGCGTTGTTGCAAATAAGTATTTGGATTGCATTTCACAACCCTTCACGTAGTCATTATTTGACCAGTAAGAACTAATTCCAGCAGTATGTTCTGCAATCTCTGTTCCAAATTGTCCACGACCATGCTCTGACACTAATCCATTTTGTAGACGAGTTATTCCATCAACTGTTTCGTAATAAGGAACTGTGTATATTCTAATTAATCCTGTTGGGTATATTTTTCCATTAAATGGAATAGATTTAAAATAATTTTGATAATCTTGATTGCTTGTAATCCATACATTTCCAATGCCAGTGATGCTAAACTCTGCTGCATCATATTTAATTATTTCTCCATTAGAATAAAAATATCCTTGGTATCGTGTAAGCCAATAAACATTTTCACCTAAATCTATAATATTATTTATAACGTTATGGTTTACAACTGTTGGAGCAACTGCTGGTAAGTCTGAGTTAAGAGGCATTGCACCCAACACATATTTTCCCTGTTTTGATGCAACTTCGTTTATTGTTTTTGTTGAATCCGTTCCAGAAACTTCCCATAAAAGTGCTGGCTTATATATCCAAGTTTTTTCTTTATCTATCATACTTGATTGACGTATAGAGCCATAAGATCTTTGTATGTATCTAGATGTATAGTTTATTTTTCCATTATTGTAAACTTTTTTATCTTCTGATGCAATAGAAATAATACTAGGTAATACCCCAGATGTTTGATTTTCAATTATTCCATTTTTTGATTGATTGCTGGATCCAGATAATAGCATATTTGGTTCTCTTGATGTCGGTAACATATAGTTTTTGCTCATCATAACAAAATTATTGTACTCGTCAAAAAACATTGCACTCTGTGTTGACACTGCTAACTGATTTAAAACTTCTGCAACAGTTTGATCTGGAGCAATAAAGAAAAATGGAATAATCGGCTCTGGCTCATTTGCTTCTCTATAAAAAACATAATTACTAAAACCAACGTAGTCAAGCAGTAAACTAATTGCATAACTAAGTGATGTTTCTGTTGTAAGCATTCTTGGTGCAGGCATTGATTCTAAGAAAAAATAAAAATCTCTTAGTTGTAATTGTAAAGTTCCAGCAGTTATATCTGCTTGTGGAAAACCATCTGAATATAAAGTTTTAATTGGAACCCAATAGTCAAATCCTTCTACGTTTAATATCTTTTCATAAAAATTAAATTTAATATTTTTACGAATATAGTCTTTTACTATACTGGTAGAGTTATTGTCATTAAAGGCTTGATCATCATCAAATAAAGATAGCGAGCCAGTTGATGCAAGCAGTTGTCCTACTGGCAAAGCAGAGTTTCCAAGGTCTGAAAGAATTTTCTTAACATTGTATTCAATAACTTTATCAGATATGTCAACTACTAGTCTTGGAGACATTTCAATTAAATCAAATGTAGATTCAAACTTATTCATTCTTTCTACTACAACCCTTATGCCACGAATGTTTTTAAATTCTCTATAGACTATACTTCCATTTGCTCCTTCTTTAAAATATGCAGGGTTTGTAAGATCTTTTACAAAAGTTGTTTTATTATCTATTTCTTCATTTCCAAGTATCCATCCATAGGCAGGAATAAAAGTTTCATATTCGTTTGTAGTTCCATTCCAGACACTAAACTCTCCTACTTCTTCATTATTTTCAATAACAAGATATGCATATCCATTAACTGATTGATCTGGCAATAGTGTTGATGATGCAAGAGTTTCTGCAAAAACAAATGTATTTTTAAATTTATCTGGTATGTTTGTTAGTCCATACTGCAACTCAACATATCCATCATGTTTTACTATTTGAGTTCCGTCTTCACGTAAATCGTTTTCATTAAAAATATAAGCATCGGTCCAGTTATCTGCATCTAAATATTGAATCCTCCATCTAGTTGGAGTTGTTCTATTGATATCTCCATAAAATGGATCTGCAAATGTTTTTGAAATATCTGTAAAGGTTCCAAGATCAATGTCTCCAACATTAGTTTGCATTTTAACAATAATTCTATTTGTTGGTACGTTTTCTTTATAAACTACAAAGGGAACTGCATCATCTATATAGTAATTACCATTTACTGTTATGTTTGCAATACCACGTTCTGTTCCAGACTCAGTTCTAAAGGATGTCCAGTATTTAAACTGGTCATATCTTGATGGCATATAATATCTTGGTCGTCTTGCAAGATCACTTCCAGAGTTTGACAAATACTTACCATTAAAGAATGTCGCCTTATTGATTCCAGATCTTGGTCTAAATGGTTTAACGCAATCCTCTAATGAATATAAAAGTTTAAGTTTTTCTTTTGTTGATGTAAATGTTTGAGGAGTTCCATTATTTTCAAAACCACCATCAATAACTATATCTGCATCTGTTGCTCCTGTATAAAAATTACCAGTGTCTGCGTTGTCAAATGTGTTAAAAAGCGTTAAGAACTGAGAGTTTTGTTCTTGGGATCTATATCTGTAGTTACCAAGTTTATAAATATTATCTGGCATATTCATATTCCACTCAGCAAGGACTAATGACTGAGTTTGAATTGTTGCAGATGTTTCAAAGTGATTTTTTAACTCTGTACTTTCAAACATTTATACTTCTTCCAGAGTTACCGATATGTTCCAAAGATCATGATTACTGGCTCCACGTTTAACAACAGAGTAACTAAAGTCTGCAAAGTAAACTTGAATAATTTGATTATATCTGTTTAAAGCATTATATTGATAGTTCTGTCCTTCAAAGTTTTTGTATTTGTCATATGCTAGATACATCCAGAATGGTCCTTGATGATTTTCATACCAATCAAGTAGTTCTCCACCACCTGCACCACCATCTGCTGTATATTCATCTGTTGTTCTTATATCTGGTGATAGTCCTGTTGTTTCGCTATACCCTGGCAAACCAGCATATCCTCTTGAAGGAAGCATGTTCCAAGAAACAGACATGCTAAGTTTATCTGCAATATGATAAGAGCGCATGCGTCCATTAATAGTTCTTTGACGCTGTTCAATTCTTTGATTATTAAACTGCATCTCTCCTCTATTGTGATCAGATAATATAATAAATTGATCTAATAGTTCTGGGTCTGTTTCTTCAGTAGTTGCTCCAACCTCTATACCATTAGGCACGTATAAGCCATTGGAGAGCGTTCCAGCGTTGTTTGCCCATAGAATGCTCTGGGGTCTAGAGTATCTTCGTCTACCCGTTAAATATGCGCTTGTAGCCATTATCTACGTTGCCCCCTAATTCTTTGTGCATCAACATTTTTAATTTCTGTCATAACCGCTCTAGCAATATCATTAGCATTTGAGTTACTTCCATTAATACTAAAGCCTAGATTATAATTATACACTGCCGTTGAGTTGTCACTCATAGATGTAGAAACATTATTAATTGGAACTACCGTGGATCCTCCCATACCGCCAAGCATTGACGGATACTTAGACTCATTCATAGACTGAAGCATTGGACCAAACTGTTGTGCTGCTGCTTTATTTACAACAAATTCTCCAGGAGTTAGCATTGCTGGGACGGTATCTGAGCCAATCGCCATTCCACCAGTAGCCATGTATTTAACTTTTCCACCATACATTTTACGTTGTGTTATTTTTTTAAGTTGTTGAATTTGAGCGTTTACTTTGCTGATTGTTAATTTAACTACCGCAGAAGCCTGTGCTGCTTGTGCAGGTGTTAAGTTTTGCTTTGTTATTGATCCATCTTTTATTCCAGCAGCAATATCTGCAGGGTTTGTAGAACCAGAGTTTGTTCCAAGTGATTGCGCTAGTTTCATTGATGCAACAATTGATGCCCACGATGCAGCGGCAGATGAAGAAGACGATGCAACTTTATCTATATCAATTACGATTCCATCTAAATGTTTATTTGTGGCATCTGCATATCTTTGTATAAAATCCCATTCGGTCTTTGTCATTCCGCTAATCTGTAATGACTGTTGTTCTTTTTGAACTTGGAAATCAAGGTCAGAAAGTAGTTGTCTCTTCTTATCAGCCTGTGCTTGTAGTGGTTCAAGTTGTGTTACTTCAATAGTATAGATTTTGTCATTAAGCAAAAGTATTTGTTCATCAATTTGTTTTCTAGTCATTTTTTGACCATTAACAACTGCAGTTATAGAAGATATTTCTCTTTGCTTTTGTGCTTCTAGGTTTGTTGCTGCAGTATCTAAACTACCAGTCATTCTATCTAGTGCTGCCGATGCTGCTTCTGCCCTCATTGTTTGTGCTGCTTCCGCTGCTGCAGAAATATCACCTTGTGTTAATGCATTGGCAAGACCTAATTGTTTTTGTTGTTGAGATATTAAGAAAGAATTAACCGTCTTGATTGATTCAAGTGCATCTTTTTGTTTATTTACTGACTCAATTTTTTTGTCGTATGTTTCTGTAATTACTGTTTCTTGTCTTCCAATCAAATCTAATGTACGACTATATGATTTAATGCTTGAATTAATTCCAGATATCTCACTTTGTATTTTTGAAATAGCATTTTCATCAACTGCAATACTTAACTCTACTGCTTCTGGTGACATTTTATTTACAGACTTAAATGTATCCCTTGCTTTTCTTTCAATTTCAAGATATGCATAGTCAAAGTTTTCACTTAGTTTTTCTGCTGCACCCTCTGCCATTTCGTCTGCTTGAAATTGAGCAGCCCTTAATGCCTTTTCAAATTCTCTTGTTGCAGCAGTTGCTTTCTTTGTATTAGCAATCATTTTTTCTAAATCTTTACCATCTAAATCTTTGCTTATGATGGCTGCTGAATTTGCTGCATCAGCAGTTAATTCTAGTGCGGTAGCAGCATCAACGCCTCTTGCCCTTAGCATTGCAAGTGCTTTATTTTGAGTTGTTTGTTCTCTTGTAATTTGATCTTGTTGTCTTAAGTATATACCCGCTTGAACTGTTGGAAATAATCTATTTAATGATTTACCATAATCATTTAATACTAACTTGCCACTCTTTGCCTTAGTTGTAATCTTATCAAAGAATTTACCTGCTTCTTCTGCACCAAGTCCTTCAGCAAACTGAACCAAACTTTCATTACCGCCAGCACCCTGAAGTTGGTTTGCTGTTCCTTTAAATGCATTAATAGATTTTCCACTGCCTAGTTGTTTAACAAGTTCTTTCCATCCACCAAGAGCATTAACAGATTCTTTTCTAAATAGTTTTAACTTTAATAATAAATCATCAAGCACTGTATCTCGCTTACCAGAGCCAAATGGTGGAGTTGCACCACCTGGTATATCAACTGTTGCTGCGTTAAATCCTCTTGCTATATATTCTGGAACAGTAAGACCTGCTGCTTTTGCTGCTGCTATTATTGCTGGGTCTGCTTTTCCAACTAAATAATTAACAAGCAGTGTTTTATCTATTAATGGCTTTCCTTCTGACAGTTTTTCAAAATTGTTTACAGCATCTTGGAATAATCCTGGATCTACTCCAGCAAGGTTTTGCACAACTGTTTTGTCTATTTGATTTGGCAATGTTTCAATTTTTGATAATGCAGAATTTGCTACTATCAGTTG